TTCGAGGGGGTAAGTTTAGTCATTGAAATGCTTTTTTCGCTTATCCCCTCATACTAAAAAATATATAATCAAGTCATGTCATTAATCGTAGATATTGGAAACAATAGAAAAATCTATTTACCAAAAAATTTTAAGAACCAAGACGAATTAATAGGTTTATGGTTGCAAGCACAATCAAAAGCCATTACAAAGGTTACAGACGAATTTATTTTAAAAACTTATTCCCAGAAAGAATTTGACGATAGAGTAGATGTCGTTACCTACGAAATTTATAAAACATTAAGAAATGGGGGAAACAATGTTTATAGACGAGAACTCGAAACCTAAAGAAAAACTCAAAGCATGGTATTTATTTACCGAAGATTTTACTGCTGGCACATCACACTTAACAAATGAAGAGATAGGAATTTACATTAGATTACTATGTTGGAATTGGAATAAACGCTGTGTTGGTTTACCTAATAATATTGATACAATAAAACGAATCGCTGTTTGCTTTACTGATAGCGAGAAACTTTCATGTGAAAAGATACTAAATGAATTTTTTGTTTTAGTAGAAAATCATTATCAAAACGAAAGACAGCTACAAGAATATTTATATATTCGTAAAAGAATAGATGCCTCTAAAGTAAATGGTAAGTTGGGAGGGCGGCCAAAAAAACCTAGCGATAACCCCCCTACCCCTACCTCTACCCCTACCAATACATCAACCAATAAATACTCTCCTATTTTTAATAAATTTTGGGATAAGATTACAAACAAGGTCAGCAAGGGTACAGCAGAGAAAAACTTTAAGAAGATAGAACAAGAGTGGCAGTCTAATCCTGAAAAATTAGCAGATATGTATAATTCTTATTATGATTCGGTTAAGGATAAAGAATTTGCCAAACAACCCGCATTTTGGCTCTCAGCAAAAAAATATTTAGATGTAGTTCCAAAAAAAAATTACAACTTTGGAGTTACTATTACTAAAGATGAGGACAGAGTTAAAATGTTTACTGATGCAATAAAAAACAACAAAGTAACTAGATTTATAAAAGATTATGCCGCTAAGAATAAAGATGTTATTGATATGGGTATTAGAAAAGGATTTATAACAAAAGAACAAGCAATTAATGATCTTGGTATGAAAAACGAATACAGATGAATTTAAGAATATTATCATTAGGTGCTGGTGTTCAATCTACTACTCTTGCTTTGATGATTGAAAAAGGCGAAATACCTATGGTTGATTGTGCTATTTTTTCAGATGTAGGTGCAGAACCTAAATTAGTTTACAAACACTTAGACTGGCTTGAAAAACAGTTATCTTATCCAATACACAAGGTTCAATGGAGAAATTTAAAAGAAGATATAATATCTGCATCTAAAGGCGAATATACTGCATTTACAGCACCTTTTTTTAGTAAAAATATTGATAGTGGTAAAAAGAGTATGCTACGCCGTCAATGCACTGGGGACTATAAATTAAAACCTATTCATCAAAAAGTAAGAGAATTGTTAGGTTATGAAAAAGGACAAAGATATAATAAAAATGACCATGTTACTATGATTATGGGAATATCTTATGATGAAATATTTAGAATGAAAATGAATATGCACAAATATATAACAAATGACTATCCATTAGTTGATAAACAAATGCGAAGATATGATTGTTTGAATTGGTTAGAAAAAAACAATTTTCCAAAACCTCCACGATCAGCTTGTACTTTTTGCCCTTATCATTCAAACGCAGAATGGAGAGAAATAAAGAAAAACAAGGAAGAATGGCAAGAAGTTTTAGATATGGATAAAAAAATAAGAGATCAAGAAAAATTTAAAAATTCTCAATCTGGTGCTGTAGTTGATAAACTTTATTTACATAGAGACTGCGTTCCTATGGACGAGGTAGATTTAAGAACTGATGAAGAAAGAGGTCAAATGAGTTTTTTAGACGAATGTGACGGAATCTGTGGAGTATAAAAATTATGAATATAATATTACAAGAGATTAATAAATTAATACCATATCACAACAATCCAAGAAAAAACCAAGCAGTTGATAAGGTTGCATCAAGTATTAAAGAATTTGGTTGGCAACAGCCGATAGTGGTTGATGAACAAAATGTAATTGTTGTCGGCCACACTAGATATCAAGCGGCCTTAAAATTAGGATTAAAAGAAGTCCCAACACATATTGCCAAAGGGCTGACCGAGTCTCAAATAAAAGCATACAGGCTGTTAGATAATAGGGCTAACCAAGATGCCTTATGGGACGATGAAATGCTTAAAATTGAAATAAAGGGCTTAGAGGAACTTAACGCAGATTTAAATTTAACAGGATTCACAGCAGATGAATTAAATAAATTACTCTTTGAAGAAAACAAAGGTTTAACAGATGAAGATGAAATTCCTGAATTATCTGAAGAAACTGTATGTAAATTAGGTGACATTTGGCAACTTGGTAAACATAAGTTGATTTGTGGAGATAGTACAATACTTAATAATTACGAAAAATTGTTTAATGAAAATAAAGCAGATTTATTAATTACAGACCCTCCATACAATGTTGATTATGAGGGCAAAACTAAAGATAAATTAACAATCCAAAATGACTCTAAAAATGATGATGATTTTTTACAATTTTTAACAGATGCTTTTAATAATTGTGCTATTCATCTAAAATTAGGTTGTTCATTTTACATTTTTCACAGTGATTGGTATGGATTAGAATTTAGACAATCAATTAAAAATTCAGATTTAGAATTAAAACAAAATTTAATTTGGGCTAAAAATAGTATGGTTATGGGAAGACAAGATTATCAATGGCAACACGAACCTTGTTTATATGGGTGGAAACGAGGTGCTTCACATAGTTGGTATTCAGATAGAAAACAAACAACAATTATTAAATATGATAGACCGAGTAAATCCAAATTACACCCCACTATGAAGCCTGTAGGATTAGTTGAGTATTTAATTAAGAATAGTTCTAAACAAGAAGATATAATATTAGACCCATTTTTAGGTTCAGGAACTACAATAATAGCTTGCGAAAAACAATCTAGAATTTGTTATGGACTCGAATTAGACCCACGCTATGCAGATGTTATTATTAATAGATGGCAAAATTTTACTGGCCAAAAAGCAGAAAAAATTAATTAGATTTATTTAATAAATTCTGATAGAAAAAACTTACCTATACTCAAGGGGAAAGAGGATTATGGCAAGACCAAAAAAATATAATTTAGACACAGATCAAATCAAAAAATTAGCTAGTTTAGGTTGCACTAATAAGGAAATCGGAGACTTTTTTGGTTGCAGTGCTGACCTATTAGAAAAGCGTTATTCGGAATTTCTGACAAAAGGCAGAGCCGAGCAGAAACTTAGGCTTAGACAGCTACAATGGAAGTCTGCAGAAAAAGGTAATATAGTTATGCAGATATGGCTAGGCAAACAGATATTAGGTCAATCTGAGAACACTATTAAGGAGGACGATGAACCATTGGCTTGGTCAATTGAGTGATACCATTCCCACAGAAACGCTACAGTATAATATATGCAGACCCAGCGTGGACCTTTAAAACATATTCTGAAAAGGGACAGAAACGATCTGCTACCCGCCATTATAATACCCTTAGTATTGACGATATTTGTAAGTTACCTATTTCTGATATTTCTGACGATGATTGCACTTTATTTCTTTGGGCTATTGATTCGATGTTGCCAGAGGCTTTTCGTGTTATTAAAGAGTGGGGTTTTACATATAAAACAGTTGGTTTTACATGGGTCAAACAAAACATAAAATCAGATGGATATTTTACAGGCATGGGCTACTGGTCGAGGTGTAACCCTGAACAATGTTTACTTGCAACTAAAGGTAAACCACAAAGAGTTTCTAAATCAGTAAAACAATTAGTAATTAGTAAAAGACAAGAGCATAGTAAGAAACCAGCTATTATCAGAAATAATATTGTAGAGTTATGTGGCGATCTACCTAGAATAGAATTGTTTGCTAGACAGAAAGCAGATGGCTGGGATAGCTGGGGAGATCAGCTTTAATGCCATTAACTGACCCACAAATGGCTGTAATAAAATGTAATAAAAGGTTTCGAGTGCTTATATCTGGCCGTAGGTTTGGTAAAACATTTCTAGCTATACAAGAAATGGCTAAGTTTGCTCGTTTTCCAAATCAGCGTGTTTGGTATGTGTCCCCTAGTTACAGACAAAGTAAAACTATCTGTTGGGATATGCTTAAAGAAATGATGATTAGGCATAGATGGGTCAAAAGAATTAATGAGTCTGATTTATCCTTATTATTAAAAAATAACACACTTATAAGTTTGAAAGGTGCAGACAACGATCAATCTCTTCGTGGAGTTGGCCTTAACTTTATTGTTTTAGACGAATTTGCAGACATCAAACCACAGGCTTGGTACGAGGTATTAAGACCTACATTATCTGACACATTAGGCCATGCCCTGTTTTGCTCTTCGCCTAAAGGCTTTAACTTTGCTTATGATCTATACAGTAAACAAGACCCTGAGTGGCAGAGTTTTAAGTATACAACACTAGAGGGTGGCCAAGTATTAGAAGAAGAAATAGAGCAAGCAAAGAATGATTTAGATGAGAGAACTTTCCAGCAAGAGTATTTAGCAACCTTTGTTAATTATGCTGGTATTATTTATTATAACTTTGATAGAGATAAAAATATTATCAATGACTTCAAGAGCAAATCAAAGACAATACATATTGGCCAAGATTTTAATATAGACCCGATGGCGGCTGTTGTTTCTGAAATAGAAAATGATAAGATAACTATTATTGACGAAATACAAATATGGTCATCAAATACAAATGAAATGATAGACGAAATAAAAAATAGATATCCAAATAAAAAAATTATTATTTATCCTGACCCAAGTTCTAAAGCTAGAAAGACATCTGCTGGTGGTATGACTGATCTTGCACTTTTAAAAAATGCTGGCTTTGAGGTTCGAGTAAGAAACAAAGCACCATTAGTTAGAGACAGAATAAATGCGGTTAATTCTAAATTTAAAAATGCTAAAGGTGTAAATAGTTTATTTGTTTTAAAATCTTGCAAAAATGTTATTAAGTCGATAGAAAGACAGATATACAAAGAGGGAACAAATGTGCCTGACAAAGACTCTGGTTTCGACCATTTTAACGATGCGTTAGGTTACATGATAGAATATAATTTTCCTGTTAAAAGGGATTTTAAACCTAGCCCTCTTAAAAGGTGGAGTTGATGGACAGAAAATTTTTAACAACAAAGCACCCACTCTGGCACGCTAATATTCAGAACTGGGAGTTTTATATTCGTAGCTATCTTGGAGGAAATGATTACAGAAATGGTTATTACCTACATAGATATATTTTAGAGACTCCAGAGGAATACGATCAAAGAGTTAGACATACACCCGTTGATAATCACTGCAAAAATGTAGTTCAAATCTATACAAGTTTTTTATGGAGAGTACCACCAACTAGAGACTATGGTTCTTTGGCTGGAGACCCAGCTTTAGAGTCTTTTGTAAATGATGCAGACTTAGATGGTAGATCATTTAATACTATTATGAGAGAGGTGCAGATGAACGCCAGCATATATGGCAACTGTTGGGTTATCATTGACAAGCCACAAACTAATACAAGAACTAGAGCAGAGGAACTAGATCAAGACATCAGACCTTATATGTCGATCTATACACCAGAGAATATTGTAAACTGGAATTATAGTAGAGCCGCAAGTGGTAGGTTCTATTTAGATATGCTTTTAGTTGTAGAAGATATTAATGCAGATAAAGCAGTATTAAAATTATTTACCGAAGAAGAAATTACTACTTACCATGTTACTGATTATGAAAAAGAATACGCAGAGGGCGATGTAAAGATTATAGAGCAAGTGCCAAATGCTATCGGTAAAATACCATGTATCAATGTTTACAATCTAAAAGGTGGTAAACGGCCAATAGGTATTAGCGATCTTGCAGATGTCGCTTATTTACAACAAAGTATTTACAACGACTACTCAGAGAAAGAACAACTAATAAGATTAGCTAATCACCCTAGCCTTGTTAAGACTCCAAATGTTGAGGCTAGTGCTGGTGCTGGTTCTATCATAGAAATACCAGAGGATATGCAAGCTGATCTTAAACCTTACATCATTCAACCTAGTGGCCAAAACTTAGAGGGTATTATGAAATGTATTCAAAATAAAATTGATGCAATAGATCGTATTACTCACATGGGTTCAGTTAGAGGTACTTCAGGACAACAGATATCATCAGGTATTGCACTACAAACAGAGTTTCAATTATTAAATGCAAGACTATCAGAGAAAGCAGATTATTTAGAAAATGCCGAAGAGCAGATTTGGGATTTGTTTGCGTTATGGCAAGACAAAGAATGGGACGGCTCAGTAGATTATCCTGATACATTTGATGTTAGAGATTGGGCAAATGATTTACAATTCTTACAAATGGCAAAAGCTAGTGGAATAAAATCAGAAACATTTAACAAAGAATTAGATAAACAAATAGCAGAGGCAGTTATTGATGATAACGAAATGATTAAAACAATTAACGATGAGATTGATAGCACCAGAACTACTAGAGGACAATTTACGACAACTGAAATTGAGGGACAGACTCCAGATGGCGAAGAAGAAGAAAGTTAGAAAACCACCTAAAGATAAGGACACAGGATTACCAAAAAAGTATTTATCTGGCCTTAAAGGTAGTAAAAGAAAAAGAAGAGCAAGCCTGATAAAAAGAGTTTCGTCTATTTATAAATCAGGTGGTGTAATTCCAAGAAGTTTATTAAGAGCAAGATCAAAGGCATAATGGCAGTTAGAAGAAAACCTTTATCAGCGGCAACTAAAGCTACTCTAAAGAGAAAAGCAAAATCTTCTAAAAGATATACTTATGGTACTCTAGCTAAGGTTTATCGTAGAGGTCAGGGTGCTTTTTTGGGTGCTGGTAGTAGAAGAGTGCCTATGGCGGCTTGGGCTATGGGGCGTGTAAATAGTTTCCTTAGAGGCTCAAGAAAGCATGATTTAGATTTAAGAAAAAGAAAGAAATAATGGCTAAGTATCAAGGGAGGACAGTCAAGCTGGGAAAGCCATTTAGAACACCAAGTCAAAGTAAAAAGTTTGCTGTTTATGTCAAAGACAGATCAACGGGTAATGTAAAGAAAGTTAGGTTTGGAGATAAATCAATGTCTATTAAATCTAATATACCAGCTAGAAAGCGTAGTTTCATGGCTCGTATGGGCGGAGTTTTAAAAAAGGTAAAAGGCCAAAAAACATTATCGCCAGCTTATTGGTCTCTCTATTCATGGCGTAACAGCATTAAATGAGTAAGATATTAGATAAACTCGCAGATCAACACGAAGAACGAATCATTAATGTTCTCTATAAACTAGAGGAAGATATTATTACCGCTGTTCGTAAAACAACGGGTGGCGAGTTAGTTTCAACAAGATTAGCTATACAACTACAACCAGAACTACGATCTATTATTGAGAGTACATTTTTAGAAGAGGCTGACTTACTTATAAACTCTGAGTACAACTTAATAGCGAAAGAAGTTTTAGATACCTTTGGCAAAATGCCTATACCCGCAAAATTTAAAAATTTAACACAAATAGATTTACAAACTATCAATGCACTTAAATATCAATCTTACAGTGGGTTTGAAGATATAGCTGAGAGGTTTCTTAAAGTAATAAATGACGAGGTTTATCAAAGTACCATAGCTGGTAGACCCTTTGCTGATGTAGAAAAGAATATAAGATCACATATTAACGGCGTATATCAGCAGTCAAACCAAAGAGAAATCAACGAGTTAGTAGATTATATTAATGAAAATAAATACAACCCAAGTTTAAAATCTAAAGTTGAAGAAAGCATAACTAAACTTAGAACACAATACGCCGCCGATAGGGCTGGAGAAAATTTAAGAAAATATGCTGGCCAACTAGCACATGACTCAATAATGCAGTTTCATGGTCAATTTACAGTAAAAAAAGCAAAAGACAGTGGTTTAAATCATTTTACCTATACTGGAACTTTGGTGCGTGACTCTAGACCTTTTTGTAGAGATATGGTAAACAAAACTTTAACCGAAAAAGAAATTCGGGATAGATGGAACTCACAGTCATGGGCTGGCAAAAGTTCTGGAGACCCCTTTATAGTTAGAGGGGGATATCGTTGCCGCCATACTTGGATTCCAACAAATCCTGATTGGAAAATATAAGGAGATATAAATGGCCGATGAACAACCAAAAGTAGAACAAACTACTGAAACCCAAGAAACAAAAGAAGAGCAAACTAACCAAGAGGTTACGAAAGCACCTGAGACTAAATTTACTGAGGAAGATGTAAATAATATTGTCAAACAAAGACTGGCAAAAGAAAGAGCATCAATTTATAAAAAATTAGATGTTGAGGATTTAGATACAGCCGTCCATGCAGTCAAAGCAACCAAAGAGGCAGAGCAACAAAAACAAATTCAAAAGGGAGAGTTTGAAAAAATCCTAAAAGAAAAATCTGATGAGTTTGGAAAAAAACTTAGTGGCTTAGAAACAGAGTTAAGAGATATAAAAGTAAATAAATCTTTATTGTCATCTGCATCAAAAAACAAAGCAGTAAACCCAGATCAAGTAGTCGAGTTATTAAATAAAAATATAAAATTAAATGATTCGGGTAGTGTTGAAATTCTAGATAAAAATGGTATAGCTAGATATAACAATAAGGGGGAACTTTTAACAACTGACGAGTATGTTCAAGAGTTTTTAACACAGAACCCGCACTTTGTCGTAGCTACCCCTAGTGGTAGTGGCTCGGTGTCAAATGTGGATAGGTCAGAACTCAGTAAACCTTTCAATCTGAGTGATTTAAATATGAATAATAAAGAGGATAGGGAAAAGTATGCTAAGTTTAGGCAAGAACGAAACTCAAAACCGACTGTTATTCAAAATAAAACATAACCATTAAAAGGAGAAAAAAATGGCAGACGAAACGACAAGTAGCACGATATCGGAACTATATACTGAGATCGTTGCAGAGGCTTTGTTTGTAGCACAAGAGCAAAGCATCATGAGAGGTCTTGTCAGAAATTACACTATTGCTGGCGGTGGTAAATCAGTAGAAGTACCGATTTATTCAACAGTAGCGGCGGCAAATGTGAATGAGGCAACAGACCTATCTAACACTGCGGTGAATCCATCGAGTGTAACTATAACGGCGAGTGAGAAGGGAATAATGACCACGCTTACGGATTTGGCAAGGAATTCTGCATCAAGAAATGTTGCGGCAGACATTGGCAAATTATTTGGAGAGGCTATCGCAAAAAAAATCGATACAGATTTAATTGCATTGTTTGATGGTTTCTCAACAAGTATCGGAGGTGGTGGTACTGAATTGACAATAGATAATATTTTCAAAGCAGTGGCAACACTTAGACAAGCAAATGTCCCGATGCCTTACTATGGAGTGTTCAACCCAAAAGTGATTTACAATGTTAAAAAATCTTTAACGAATACTTTTGTAAATCCTAATGCTGGAGACTTACAGAACGAGGCTATGAGAACTGGCTTTATAGGTACTATTGCTGGTGTTCAAATATTTGAATCTTCAAATGTTGATGGCACTACTGATACAGATAACTGTAAAGGTGGAATCTTCTCTCAAGACGCTTTAGGACTAGCGATGATGCAAGACTTAAAAATTGAGTCTCAGCGTGACGCAAGTTTACGGGCTGATGAGATCGTTGCAACGGCAGTTTATGGTGTCGGAGAGTTACATGACTCATACGGCATTGAAATGCTAAACGAATCAGTAATTAACTAAAACTTATAAGTAGGGGTGGTAAACCCACCCCTATTTTGATATAAAAAATTATGACTATTGAAACTGTAAAACTTATTAATGATAATGGTAAAGTAATCGAAAGACTTAAAGACGATTACGAGAACAATATAGATGCTTTAACTAGAAGAGGTTGGAAACTACATGGTGGCAAAAAGGTAGCTAAACCAGTTTCTAAACCAGTTAAGCAAGCACCAAAATCAGTTAAGAAAGTTGCAAAAAAAAAGAAAACTAAAAAATAATGTCATCGACTGTATTTAATGTGCAGAATACACATTTGCAAAAGATACAACCAGACATTCTAGGGTTTGGTATAACTACTTTTGTCGATCAAATACAATTTGCTGAAAACGATGTATTAAGACGAATTCGAGAGGAGTGGTGGGAAAGATACAGACACCAAGTTAGATACAAAGATATAACCAAAGTTACATCTGTTGAAATGGAAAACAGTAAACTCACAAAATCACAATGGGAGTTATCTGTTGTTTATTTGGCACTATGGAAATACATTTATCCTCAACTTACTAAATGGAGAGACCCAGACACAGGCGAGGGTAAAGATACATTTCAAGTACAAATAGATTTTTACAGGGACAGATATGACGAAGAGTTCCAAGCTATATTGAGGGACGGGGTCGAATATGATGAGGACGGCGGGGGGACTGTATCTGATAGCGAAAAAGAGTCGTTACACCAATTACGCCTAGTGAGATAATGGTTGCCGATATAGAGGTAAAAGTAAATACCATAGAAGTAAAAAATTTTTTAACATCATTAAGACAGAAACAAAAATCAGCGATCAACTCTGCATTAAGTAGAGTTTCAAACATGGCTGTTTTAATGATTACAAAAAGAACACAATCAGGAAAATTACCAGATGGTGGTAATATGTTGCCTTATGCAAAATCCACAAAAAAGACTAGAAGAAAAAAAGGCAGACAAATAAGTTTTGTAGATTTAACCGATTCGGGTAAGATGTTTAGAAGTTTAGATTTTAGGACTGGAGGATTTAAAAGCACTTTATTCTTCGCAAATAAAGAAAGAGAAAAGATTGCTAGTTATCACGATAGTTTTGGAGTAGGAAAGAAGAAAGTAAAGAGACCTTTTTTTGCTATTGGCAGAAAAGAAGAGGAACAGATAAAGGAAGAATTTAGTAAATTTTATTTCAATAAATTAGGAATATGAGCAAAAGAGAAGATATAGCAAACGATATAATTAGCAAACTAGATGCTGTAACTAGCCCCATTGAGTTTAAAAAATTAACTAGAGAACCCTTTGAGGTTGAAGAATTAGCAGATGCACAATTCCCAGCCGCATTTATTCAAGCTGGGGACGAAACAAGAGAACCATCTGCCATAGGTGCAACAGGCTCAGGTAAATATACTGGAACGATAGATTTTCTTATTGTTGCTTTTGGCAAAGGTACAACTGCAAATATAGATACAGTAAGAAATCAAATAATCGAGGTAGTTGAAGAAACTCTCGATAATGATATAACAAGAAATGGAAATGCGTTAGACACACAAATTGTTGAGGCATCATCAGACGAGGGAACTATTTACCCTTATGGTGGAGTTAGAATAACAGTGCGTGTAATGTATCAATTTACAAGGGGGACTGCATAATGGCAAAAGACATAGTAATGAGTAAGGGAGATATGACGATTAAAATATCGCCTGACTTTCAAGAGTATTATGAAAAACAAGGTTTTACTGTTGGAGAGAAAAAACAAAAAATATCAGTTGAAAAAGAAACTCAAAAAGTTATAAAAGAGTTAAAGAAAGAAAAGGAGTAATAAATTATGGCAACTCATCATGGAAAAGATGCAGTAGTTCATGTCGGCGGGACTAATATTGGTCAGGCAACTGGATTTACTGTTGATACGACTCACGATGTCGTAGAAGACACAGCATTAGGTTCAACAATGAAATCATTTGTTGTTGGTAGAGGAACATTTACAGCCTCTATTGACATGAGTTTTGATGATGACGATACTGCCCAAGGGACATTAGTTCAAGGCTCTAGTTTGAGTTTTGAGTTTATGCCAGAGGGTTCAGGTTCAGGTGAAACTAAATTATCAGGAACAGGAATTGTTACTGGAATGAGTGTTGGCGTAACTTTAGACGGAGTTACAACAAGAACAGTTTCTATACAAGGTTCAGGCGGTCTTACTATCGGCACAGTATAATTTAATTTATGCCAGATGATAAAAAACCTGATTATTTTGACGGAATCCGAGATCATTTTACTGCATTAGAAATACAAACTATTGAAGTTCCTGAATGGGGATTGGTTGGCGATAAAGCAATTCATTGCAAACCTTTTAACATGATGGAAAAAGCTAAAATATTTAAAGGTGCAACTAATACTGACCTTAATGTTCTTATCGATGTCATAATAGAAAAAGCGTGTACCAAAGACGGCGAAAAAATGTTTGACGCTACTCATATCCTTAGTTTTAAAACAAAAGCAGATACAAATATTATAGCTGATGTTGCCAGTAAAATTATGGGTACTCAAAATGTCGATATAAACGACAATAAAAAAAACTAAAAAATAATCCTGAACTTCATAATATATTTGCGTTAGCTGAAAAACTCAGTAAGACTGCATCAGAAATCTTGCAAATGCCAGTTGCAGAGTTTAATATGTGGCTTGCATACTTTAATCTTCAAAGTGAAGAAAAAGAAAGGCAAGAACGAATAGCAAGAATGAAAAAATAAATGGCAACAAAAAAAGTTAATATTGATTTAATCGCAAAAGATAAAACAAGACAAGCGATGCAATCAGCAACTAAAGGTGTTGATGGAGTTAAAAGTTCAGTATTAAATTTAAAAAATGCACTTATAGGTCTTGGTGCTGGTGTTGCTATAAAAGGTTTTGTTGATGTTGGAAAATCAGTCGAATCACTTCAAGTAAGATTAAAATTTTTATTTGGTAGCGTAGAAGAGGGTGCTAGAGCCTTTGACGCTATGGCTAAGTTTGCTGGAAAAGTTCCTTTTTCACTTGGAGAAATTCAATCTGGTGCGGGTGTACTAGCTGTTGTAAGTAAAGATGCAAACGAACTTTCTAAAGTTTTAGAACTTACTGGTAATGTAGCGGCAGTTACAGGATTAGATTTTAGAACAACAGCAGAGCAAATCCAAAGGTCTTTATCGGCTGGTATTTCAAGTGCAGATTTGTTTAGAGAAAAAGGTGTTAAATCAATGTTAGGATTTAGTGCTGGTGCAACAGTTTCAATAGAGCAAACTAGAGAGGCTTTATTTAGAGTGTTTGGAAAAGACGGGCAGTTTGCTGGTGCAACAGATGATCTTGCAAATACTTTAGAGGGAACTCTATCAATGATAGGAGATAAATTTTTTAATTTTCAAAAAACAGTTGCTGAGGAATTTTTTGTAGCACTAAAAAAAGAGTTTGGTTCATTAGACGAGGCACTTGCCGCTAATGAGGGATTAATTTTAGATATAGCAAAATCAGTTGGAGAAGTTCTTGCTGGTGCAGTTACTTTGGGTGCAGATGCTTTTAGATTTATGCACGAAAATATAGAACTAATTAAAAAAGCCGCTTTAGCCGCTGTTGTCTTTGGTATGACAAAAGCATTTATATCATTAACAATAGGCATAAAAAGAGCTGGTCTAGCTATGATGGCTTTTAATAAAATATCTATGAGAAATTTAGCTGGGTTATTAGCCGCTGGTACTGTTCTTTTGGCAGACTACACAGGATTTTTAGACAAACTTTTAGCAAAATTTGAAAAGCCAAAAACTATTGAAGATTTTGCAACTGAGGTTGAGATACTTAATGAAGAAATAGGATTATTAAATGAGGCTGATTTTTCCGCTGGTAGTGCATTTAGAAGAATGCAAGACGAGGCTCATGCAACTATAAGTGAATTGAAAACTTTACAAAGAACACTAGGAGAAAACAGTATAGAATTTTTTGAATTAGAAAGAATGATTGAGAGCATCAGGGAGGCACTGCATAATGTACCTTTACAAGAGATAACCTTTGGTTTGGACGATACTGCTGAATCAGTTGGATTTTTAAAAGAAAGTTTTGCAGATTTTAAAGAGGGTTTTATGGAGGCTATGAACAAAGATGTAATTGATGGCTTTACAAAAGCTGGAAAAACATCATTTGAATCTTTAAAAACAACTCTTACTGATTTTGTAATGACAGGCGAACTTAATATGAAAAAGTTTGCAAATGTAGTAAAACGAGCATTGATAGAGGCACTCATTGGGGCGGCAGTACAATCAGCGGCCAAAAAAGCTATGGCCATGTTTAAAATGGACGCAATAAAAAAAGCATTAATTAGTGTTTACGAGGGTGCATTAAAAACTTTTGCATCAATACCTTTTCCATTTAATATTGCGGCAGTCGGTGGGGCTATTGCTTTTGGTATGGGAATGGTAAATAAAATTAGAGGATTTGAAAAAGGTGGACGACCACCAGTAGGGCAACCATCAATAGTCGGAGAAAAAGGGGCTGAGTTATTTGTGCCTGACTCTGCTGGTACTATCGTTCCAAACAATCAACTTGGAATGGGTAAACCAGTGACAGTAAACTTTAATATTAATACTGTCGATGCAAGAGGATTTAATGAATTATTAGTTAATAGCAGAGGTGTAATTGTAAACATGATTAATAGTGCTGTTAATGAAAAAGGTAAGGCGGCATTGATATGAGTGGGGCTTTACCTAACACAGCGTTTAACGCAATTAATTTTAAATCAAATCAAAAAACTTTATTTAGTGAAACAGACAGTGGCAAAACATTTAGACGGCAAGTACAAGGCCAGAGATTTAGTTTTACATTATCTTATCCCACATTAACTAGATCAGACTTTGCCCCGATCATGGCTTTTATTGTAAAGCAAAGAAGTCGTAAGGAAAATTTTACAATTACTTTGCCAACTACATTTGATAGTCAAGGTAACGAGACAGGAACTTTATTAGTTAATGGTTCTCACACTGCTGGAGATACAACTATTGCTATTGATGCCTTTGCTGGCGATTCGGCTGGAAGATTGAAAGCGGGAGACCTAATCAAGTTTGCTCACGATAAACTGTATATGGTAGTTGCAGATGTAACCTCATCTAGTAACGCCTCAACTGTTACAATAGAGCCACCACTTAGAACTGCTCTTGCAGATAATAGTTCTGTTACTTATAAATCTGTACCAGTAACAGTTCATCTTAATAGTGATCTGCAAGAGTTTGAAACAAATGCAAACGACAAAGATGGTAACTTACTTTTTAATTTTGAGTTTGATGTTATTGAGAGTTTATAATGGCAAGAGGATTATCAAGTTCGGTAAAGACAGAATTAGCAACAGGGGTCATTGACCCTGTATTATTAATTGAAATAGAATTTGGTACACCAGTCTATTTAACAAATGCACCCTTTGACATAACATCTAGTGTATCAGGTTCATCGAGAACTTATCTAACAAATGGCCATCTAAAAAATATTACAGGCATAAACGAAACAAATAAACCTACAAAGAATAGTTTACAGCTTGTACTTTCTGGAGTCGATCAAACATATATATCAATAGCTTTATCAGAGAACATAATTAACAAAGAAGTTTATATTTATAGAGGTTATTTAGACTCAAGTAATGCTCTTATATCTGACCCTTTTTTATTATTTTTTGGGACAATAGATGAATATAAAATAACTGACACTACAAGCACAGCAAACTTAGTATTAAACTTAACTTCTCATTGGGGAAACTTTCAAAAATCAAGTGGTAGGGTTACAACAGATAATTCACAGCAAAGATTTTTTAGTGGAGATAAAGGCATGGAGTTTGCGGCTTTAACTGTAAGAGATATAAAATGGGGTAGAGATTAATGACAAGTTTTCATTTTTACGAGGCAACTAATAAAAACATGGACGAAATATTTGAAATATTACATGAGTTTGAAAAAGAAGCACCAGCACTTGATTATCCTCACATACATAGAGCAAAGATGAAACAAACTTTAATGATGTTTTTACAAAAAGGAAAAATAATTTTAATTAAAGATTTAGACAGAAATAAAATAGTTGGAATTACTATTTTTATGTTCCATGAGTATTTATGGTCTAAAGAGCAACTATTAACAGTTCAAGTAATTTATATATTAAAAGAATATCGATCATTAAATTTATTTAATCAAACTATGGATATAATTAAAAATCAGGCAAAAGGTAGGCACATACATTTAACTATATCAACAAAACTATTAGCAGATAAATTATTGGATAGATACGGCTTTGAAAAAATGGGCGGTTTATGGAGGTACTCGAATGTGTGATCCTGGAGATATTATAGATGATGCAGTAGATGTTATAAGTGATGTAGTAGATTTTGTTGTTGATCTTGTAGTTGAATTTGTCAGTTGGGTATTTCAAATGCCTGAAATACCTGATTATGGAGACAATAATCAAGATTTAACTGCGAGAGGCGTATTAGTTAATAAAATCAGTGCAAATTCACATATACCAGTAGTTTACGGAACAAGAAAGGTCGGCGGAAATGTAGTCTTTGTAGAAACTTCAGGAACTGACAACGAGTTTTTGTATATGGCTATAATAGTATCTGAGGGCGAAATAGACGACATAACTAAAATATTTGTAAACGATAATGAAGTAACTTTTAGTGGCGATTTGGCAGACAACACTCAGAGAACAGTTGATAGTTCTGATGCAAATTATTTTAAAGCACCAGATGATGATTCGAGTGCTGAAAGTTTAATTACTGTTGAACCTCACTATGGAACTGATTCGCAAAGTGCATCTAGTTTATTAGATGAATTATCGTCATGGACATCGTCCCATAGGCTCAGGGGGCTAGCGTACATAGCACTTAAATTCAAATGGAACTCAGATGCTTTTGGTTCTTTACCAAATGTTACAGCAATCGTTAAAGGTAGAAAAATTTACAATCCAAATCTTGACGGCACAAAAACTGGTGGCTCTGGTTCTCACAGACAAAATGATAGCACAACTTGGGAGTATTCAGATAATGGTATTTACCAAATGTTAGATTATTTAAGAAACGAAAGATTTGGTATGGGTATTGCAGATAGTTATTTTGACAGTAATTTTGCAGACTGGCAAACGGCTGGCGATGTCGTTGATGCAGATATAACACCTTTTAGTGGTGCAAGTACGATTGATTTATTAGATAGCCACCCAGTTATAGATACATCAAGAAAATCTATTGATCTCGTAGCAGACTTAGTAAAAGGCACTCGGTCATATCTAAATTTTACTGCTGGAAAATATAAAGTCTTAGTTGAAACAACTGGTAGTGCATCTGTAACACTGACCGAAGATAATATTATCGGTGGCATAAATGTGGCCAGTAAAAACAAAAACTCTCGTTATAATAGAGTTATTGTAAATTTTATTAATCCAAATAAATCATATCAATCAGATACCGCACAGTTTCCGCCTGTGGACGAAACAGGGCTTGCCAGTGCTGATACACATAGCAACATGAAAACGGCAGACGGAGATATATTATTAGAGGGTAAGTTTGATTTCCCTATGATTGTAAATCAGCATCAGGCTCAAGAACTTGCAGAGATTATACTGCGTAGGTCAAGATCAAGTTTAGATGTTTCATTAAAATGTGATGGCACTGCTTTAGATTTAGCTATTGGGGATATTGTTAATATTACCCACGCTACGCCGTCTTTCTCGGCTAAACCTTTTCGTATTCAAGGAATGACTATAAATACAGATCACACAATTACTTTACAACTAAGCGAGCATCAAGATTCATACTACACTTTTGGAACTCAGGTAGCACCCGCAACTATACCAGATACTACTTTGCCAAACCCATTTAGTGTCCAACCACCAGCTAGTGTTACTTTAGATGATGAACTTATAGAATATTCAGAGGGTATTGTTATAACTAGATTATTAATAACAGTGGGTGTTTCACCAGACAAATTTGTTGATCGTTATGAGGTTCAAATAAAACAAACTTTAGATATTGACGGAAACGCTGTCACAGATACTTTTAAAGAAATATCAACTGGTAAAATATTAACATATCAGCATTTAAATGTAATTGATAAAGCTACATATCAAGTTAGAGTGAGAGCAGTATCAAATATTAATTCAAAATCAACATTTGTTTCAGCAACTAGAAAGATTGTGGGGGCAACAGAACCACCCTCCGATGTAACTAACTTTAGTGTTAATATGTTAGGTAGTTCACAAATGCAATTAAACTGGGACGCAAACACCGACCTTGATATTTCTTTTTACGAGATCAGATATCAAAATGTAACATCTAACGCACAATGGAATAAATCAGTAAACTGGTTGCAAGTGCCTAGAACATCAGGAACATCAATAACTACTAATGTTAGAGATGGGGCGTACTGCATAAAAGCAGTAGATAAGTTAGGAAACGAATCGAATAATGAAACAATTATTTATTCAAATATAGCATCAGCAACGAGTAATTTTAAGGATATACAAACACTTACAGAGGACATAACTGCTGGGACTTTTGACAGTGATGTAGCCTTAACTGATTCGTCTGGAACTACATCTATTATTTTAGATACTATTACCGATTTCGATTCGACTGTTGGAAATTTTGATTCTGTTTCAGGCAATTTTGATTTAGGCGGAACTGATACAACCTCTAACCCTAACAATTCAGATAGCAATATTGACAACGAGGGTTTTTACACTTTGGCACAAACATTAACTTTAACCGATGTTTACGATGCGTCTTTTATAAAAAGTATAACAATAGATCAAATTGAGGACCCATACGATTTATTTGATGATGGTCGTGGTGCAAGTTTATTTGACGATGCCCCAGCCCCTTTTGATGGAAATGACCCTACAAATGCAACAGTTCAGCTACAAATAGCAACATCAACAACATCTTTAGCTAATGCAACAAGTTTTCAACCAATGAACACATCAACATCTTTTAAAGGCAGATATTTTAAATTTAGACTTAGACTTGCAAATAAGAATAATAAAACTAGAGCCTTTGTATCTGGAATTTCAATATCTTTAAAAATGCAAAAAAGAGAAGAGACTGGAGAAGATATTGCATCAGGCACAGGAACAAAATCAGTTGCTTTTACAAATTCTTTTTATGCAGTTCCAGCTTTGGGCATAGCGGCTCAAAACATGGCAACGGGAGATAGCTTTTCAATATCTAATAAAACGATAAACGGATTTGATATTGTATTTACAAATAATAGTGGTAGTAATATAAACAGGACATTTGATTTCGTGGCTCTCGGGCATGGACTTAAAAGTTAATTAAAAAAGGTAGGAGGATAATATGAGTCAAGTCAGCGATGTAACCCTGTCGAATCAGGGCTTTAGTGCCTTTCGTACCGAACTTAACAATATCTTAGGTGCATTAAATTCTATGCACTCAGGAACATCAAGACCTAGTTCTGCAACCACTGGTACTATTTGGTTAGACACTACCAACTCAGGCTCAAACTCTCTTGAAATAAAATTTTTTGATGGTTCTGATGATATAAGTTTTGCAACTGTTAATACATCTGCAAATACTATTAATTTTATAGATAGCACAGTTTCTTTTGATATTGTCAGTGATACAAGCCCTCAACTTGGTGCAGACTTAGACACTAACAGTTTTAATATAAAAATAGATGATGCACATGGAATATTAGATGATGATGGTAATGAACAAATTCTTTTTCAAAAAACAAGCACAGCAGTTAATTTTTTAGAAGTCACTAATCAAGCAACAGGCAGTAATCCTAGTTTATCTGCAAATGGAAGTGATACAAATGTCGGTTTAGAATTTTCAACAAAAGGAACAGGAGCAATAAAATTTAATGATTTAGCTTATATTCCACAACAAGCATTAACATCTTCATCAAACGCTGTTGCATGGGATACACAAGCTAAACCAAACGCATATCATCTAACAACAGAAAACACTACTTTTGGTGTACCAACTAACCCTGTTGAGGGTGCTTTTATTTGTATTGAGATTAATTATGATGGTTCACACACAATAGCATTTAATACTGTATTTGAATTTGCGGCATCAACAGCACCTACATTTACAAGCACAGATGGAAAAACTGATATTCTGGTCTTTAAATATAATGGGTCTGTATGGCAAGAGGTCGGCAGAACATTAAATCTAAGTGAAAGTTAAAATATGTACGCATTAGTAGAAGATGGTTCAATAACTAAAATAATAAATAATCCTAGATCAATGATTATAGCTGATGTTCAATATCCAGCTAAAATATTTCAGTTGTGGTCATCGTCCGAATTAAAGGCAATAGGTATTTATGAAGTGATAACTGATACATCTAATTTAAAAGATGAGAAGTGGTACATTAACACTAATGAATCTTATTCTTTTGCAGACGACCAAGTTACAAGATCATGGGGAACTGCAACACCTAAAGAACACGCAGATACTTTGTGGACAGCACAAGACGAAACAGATGGTAAAGGCACAGAGGGAGAAGTTGCTACTAGAGGACTAAAATATAATTTAATACAAATTTTAAAATCACAAGTAGCTAATGAACTTGCTAAAACAGATTGGTACATAACTAGAAACACAGAAAAATCTACTGCTATCCCATCTGCTATCTCTACTCACAGAGACGCAGTAAGAACTAAACAAGCTGAAATGGAAACTTCAATTACAAACGCAAGTGATACGCCAGCCTTAGAAACTTTATATACTTATGTAAATACAGGAACAGAGGAAAATCCTGTAATGGAAAGACCATTAGGCGAATTACCAATATTGGAGACTTAATGACTTTAATACTTGGAACAAATTCCATAAAAGATACGGGCTATAATGTAGCTAACTCAGTTAGACTTGATAGTGCTAGCACTGCATATTTGAGTAGAACTGTAAATTTAACACAAGGCACAACATCACAGCATAAATTTACTATATCATGTTGGTTTAAATTAGGAAAAACAGGGCAATCAAATGGAGAAATTTTTGGAGCGCATGGTTCAAGTGATTATTTTGCTGTAAGAGTTCAAAGTGGAAGTAGAATAGATATTATTTCTTATGATAATGCAATAAAAGGAAGATTAATAACATCACCAGTTTTAAGAGATCATTCAGCATGGTATCATATTGTAGTTGCTTGTGACAGTAACAATGGAAGTGGCACGAATAGAATGAGACTTTATATCAATGGTTCTGAAGTCACAGATTTTACCACAGACACTAATCCCTCTAGTGGTACAGATTTAATCGCTGAGAATATGGACGAATTTAATATAGGAAGAAGTGTAGATCAGGTTGGTGGTGCTGGTTTATTTGACGGATATATAACAGAATTTGTGTATATAGATAATGACCAACTAGATGCAACATCATTTGGAGAATTTGACCAAAATAGCCCTACAATATGGAAACCTAAAGATGTATCTGAACTTTCGCAGTTAAGTAATACTTTTTCTTTTTATTTAGATTTTGAAGATTCAAGTAATTTAGGAAATGATGTATCGGGAAATAATTTAGATTTTACATCTAATAACCTAGCGGCAACAGACCAATCTACTGATACTTGCACAAATAATTTTTGCACATTAAATCCTTTAGCACCTACGGCAGATATTACTTTATCAGAGGGAAATCTAAAAGCTGTATATGGAACTTCAGGAACAAGAAATGTTCAAACATCTACTTTTGGTTTATCATCTGGTAAGTGGTATTGGGAAATAAAAATTGGTGGTTCAACATCACCAAATAATGCTATTGTCGGAATTACCCAACTAAGCACAGACACGAATACAGTTTTAGGAACTGCCGACAACAGTTGGGGTTATAGAGGATATGATGGTAATGTTTTTCACAATAATGCTGATGAGGGCGGAAGTTATGATACATTTACTGCTGGAGATATAATTGGAATAGCAATCAATTTAGATAATTTACAAGGTTCACTACATAAACTGTATTTTTCAAAAAATGGAACTTTTCAAAATGGTGCAGACCCAACAAACTTTACAAGCACAACAGGAGTGTTAGGTATAGATGATAATGTCGATTACTTTCCAGCAATAGCTGATGCTGGAAGTTCAGCTACACCACAATTTGAAATGAATTTTGGGGGAACACAATCTTTTACAATTTCATCAGGAAATGCAGATGGTGAGGGATTTGGTAATTTTGAATATGCTCCACCTACGGGATTTTTTGCACTATGTACTAAAAATTTAGCGGAGTATGGATAATGGCTTATAGTAGTATAGACGACCCAGCAATTTATTTTAATACTGTATTATATACAGGTAATGGTTCAACTCAATCTGTAACAGGAGTTGGATTTCAACCTGATTGGGTGTGGAATAAAAATAGAAGTAGTGCAAGAAATCATTATGCTACTGATTCTGTTAGAGGGGTGCAAAAAACATTAAGACAAAATTCATCAGATGCAGAAAGTACGAATAGTGGTGGTGTAACAGCATTTAATAGTGATGGGTTTAGTGTAGGAAGTGATAATGTAGTAAATGAAAGTGGAGATAGTTTAGTAGCATGGAACTGGAAAGCTGGTGGCTCTGCATCATCAAATTCAGATGGAAGTGTAACAAGTTCTGTATCTGCTAACACTACTGCTGGATTTAGTATTGTGTCTTACACAGGAACAGGGTCAAATGCTACAGTTGGTCATGGACTAGGTGCTGTTCCGAATTGGATAATTTTTAAAAATAGAGAAACAGATGGTCAAAATTGGATTGTATATCATAGTGCAACAAGTTCTACTCCACAAGACGATTTTTTAAAACTTAATGATACAACTGCTGTAGGAACTTCAACATCATATGGAAATAATACAGCACCAACTACTTCAGTTTTTAGTGTAGGAGCAAATGATAACACCAATAAAAGCAGTGAAGGTCAAATAGCCTACTGCTTTGCAGAAAAAAAAGGCTATTCAAAATTTGGCTCATACACAGGAAATGGAAATGATGATGGAACATTTGTTTATACAGGATTTAAACCAGCTTGGGTTATGAGGAAAAGAACAGATTCAACTAATAATTGGGGAATGAATGATAATAAAAGAAATACATTTAACATTACAGAAGAATTATTATTAGCAAATAGTAGTAATGCCGCTAGTGATGGCACAGGAATTGATATGTTAAGTAATGGATTTAAAATGAGATCAAATAGTAGTTTGCATAACGCATCAGGTGGCACATATATCTACATGGCCTTCGCAGAATCCCCCTTCGTAAATTCTAATGTTGTTCCAACAAATGCTCGATGATATATGATAAAACCATTTTTTATAGGAATAATAATTGCATCAATACTTATTTGGTTTCTTAGCGGATTAATGAACTCTGCTCTTGGGGCAGATACAAATACAGTTTCATCAACAGTCGTAACTAACAACACACCACCCACTGCAAACGCACCATCAGTTGTCGTTAATAATTCTGATATATGTAAAACTGCCGTAGCTGGTGCAGTACAAACTCAGATACTTGGAATTAGTTCTGGAGTTACAGTTCGTGATGAAAACTGTGAAAGACTTAAACTCTCTCGTTCTCTCTATGCTATGGGCATGAAAGTAGCGGCAATCTCAACATTATGTGCAGACTCTAGAGTCTTTGATGCAATGTGGAATGCTGGTACTTATTGCCCATACAATGCAAGTATTGGCGAAGATGCTAAAAAAGGGTGGGAGGAAAACAAAGATAAAATACCAGAGGGCAGTTTAATATTTGCCAGCATGAAACAAGATGAAAAAGAAAAAATTAAAAAACAAAGAGAAGAAGATGGCAAACCGAGTGGCTGGAGGGTTTTTTTTACTTTGGCTACTTTTATGCTTGTTCCCCTTTTATAGCAAAGCTGTTGATTGCACTACTGATACTGTGGGACTTTGCACTCCTACTATTGAGCAAATCATTGAGGAAAGTTCTATTGAAACTGTTGAATACGAATCATCTGGTTAC